GCGTCGAGCTTTACGACAAGGTGCCGGATGGTCAGCGGGTAAGGCAGGCGCTGGCGGGTGTAGATGTCGGCGCTGTCGGTGTAGTCGCCTCCGACGACCACCTCGACGTCGTCGCTGGAGGGCAGCGGAGAGGCGTCGGTAAAGTCGGTCGGCTTGATGGCCAGCCATTCGGTGGCGTTGGTGGAAACCTCCCCTCCCAGAGACTTGTAAAGACCGACCTCGACGCGGTTGATGCGTTTGGCGCGTCCGCGGGTCGGGCCGTCTTCCAGTTGATATTCAAACTTCATGGGCAAGGCGGTCGAGGTGTAGGGAAGTCCGACCAGCGCCTTGGTCGTGCTGGCCGAAAGGGTGATGCTTCCGCTGGATACGGTGCGGTCGGCGTGGACGTTGCCCGCGGAAAGCACTCCGACGGTCTTGCCGTTGAGGTGCGAAAGTCCGGTGATGGTCGAGGTTGAAGCGCCGGAGTAGCGTTTGGCGCAATCCAGATACCAGTAATCGGCCTTGGTTTGAGACTCAAAGACGTCGCGGGCGTCGGCTTTGAAGCGTTCGATGTAGCGTTTGGTCACGCCGTTGATCGTGCGCTTGACGGAAAACCACACCTCGTCGTCATTTCCGCTCAACCCGTAAACGGTGGCGACGGATTCAAAATCGCCGTCGGTCGAGTGCCGGTGCCACGCGACGACCTTTTGCTCCCTCTCGTAGCTCATGCCGCAGAGTTTCCCGTCGCCGCGCACGCACCACAGAATGGCGTCGGGTTGCTGTTGGAAAGCCAGTTCGACAATTTCGCCGGAGGTGATGTGTTCGGCAAGGACGGTAAGGTCTGGGGCGACCCACCCGTCTGATCCGAAATCGTAGGTCAGTTCGCGCACCTTGCGGCCACGGCGCTGCACAAAGAGCAGAACGTCGTTGAGCAGGATGGCGCGCATGGTCTTTGATCCGAAGCTGCTTTGCTTGTTGGCCTGCAAGTTGGTCGAGGAAAAGGCCGCGCCCAAATCTGCGCCTCCGATTGTCCACTCGTCGCCGGTTGTGCCCACCATGAGGCGCTTCTGGCTGAACATCCACGCGATGCGGTTGCCTTCGCTGGAGGCCACGCTCAAGGAAAGGGCGTCGTCGGCGCTGGCCCCAAGCTGAAAGTCTTCAAAGTCGTCCGTCTTGCTGCACCAAATGGTGTTTGGCTGGTGCGATGTCCCGCCGAAGCAAAGCCTTTGCTCATGAACGCAGACCGCTCTGGGGTAACCACGGACGTCGGAAAACGCGGCCTCGCTCCATTGCGTGGTTTCCTTGATCTCGCTGCCAAACCATTTCTTCACCGTGACGTTGGCGTTTTGGCCGCTGTTGGCAATCGAGTTGATGACAAACGTGCCGCCGCTGTTGAAGTCGGTGGATTCAAGGAACGCCGATGCGGATGTCGCGCTAACAAAGTCCGTCACTTGCAGGAGCAGCCCGACGCGCTCATCCTCTTGGCCGGTCGCGGTGAAATTTCTCGCGGTGTCGAGCGAGGTGAATTCGCGCACCACCTCGGCGTTGGTGATGTTGTAGACCGACACGTTAATTGCTCCGGTTGCCCCCGAATTGGCCACTGTATAAGAGTAGCTGTTGTCGTTGATTTTCGTGATGGACTTGGGCGCGCTGGTGTCAAAGGGAGCGCCTCCGTTTTTGACGATGATCTGATCTCCGGTGGCAAACCCGTGGTTGCTTTGGGTGACGGTGGCCGTGGTTGTCGTGCGGGTCATGGCCGCGGTGTGCGCTGGCCCAGAGTCGTCCATTTTCTTGTTGGTGATCCGCAGCAGCCGCAGCTTGGCTTTCCACGTTCCGACCGTGGTCACAGTCCACGTTCCTTGGATGTCCAAGACATCGCTCACCAGTTGGCTGTTGGAAATGTCCACGTTGACGCTTCCGCTTTTGCGCGGCCACTGGATGGCCCAGTGACTGCCGACATGGCCGGATAGGAACGTGTTGTTTTTCACGTTCATGTTGCCATCTCGGCCGGTCAGCGTGCTCGTGCCATAGCTGGCAATGCTTTCAATGGTTGCGTCGGTGATGTTTTGATCCAAGAGCGGCGGGTATTTCCAATCCACCTTGACCAGCGTCCATTTGTTGTCGGCCAGTCGGGTCAGTTTGCGCGGCGCGTGATTGGCGTGCGCCAGATACATGACGTCGTTGATTTGTGCATACTGCAATTCGCGCAGATCGGCCTCAAGGTAGGGTGTGGGCACCTCCAAAATCCCGCCGGACTGTGCGTACCATTTGCTGGAATCGGTGGCGAAAAGGGCGCTGGCGGTGTGATTCTCTCTGGCCAAGTAAGTGATGCCACCGTTGGTCACCAGATCGCCCGCCGCGTAGACAGTGCCCGCGGCCCACGCGGTGCCGGTGGCGTGGCTGACAATGGTATCGTTGCCCCAAACGCGGATGTATTGGTTGCCGAACTCCAAAACAAAGCGCGTCGTCGTGCTGTAGTTGAACCCAATGAGTCGGCACCGCTGCGAGGCGTTTTTGGCTTCGCCCAGATACTCGGTGCCAAAGCGCCGGTAGACCCCTCCGTAGGGCAGGACGACCATGTTCTCCAGCGTGCGGCAACCGGACTTGTATTTCTCCACATCGGCGCGGGCGTCCAAGTACGGACTTAATTCACCAGCGTTGAGGGCGGTGATAAAAAGGTTCGGCATGTCTTAAAGACCGCCGGAGCGGGCAGCGACCAGCTTGGAGGAGGAGTAGATGGAACTGGTCTTGGGGTGGGTCTGGAAAACGGAAAGCAACCGTCCTTTGGGGATAACCAGACGCTCGTAGCGGTCGGTGAGTTCGGCTGACAGCGTCCGGTCTTGGGTCAGTGATCCGGCCATCTTGGCGGCGAGTTTCAAGGCCAGAGCCTCAAGGAAAAGCGGAGGATACGCGGTCGTGTCGGTGATGCGTGCGAGGTAACGGACGGCGGCGGTGGCGGCGTCGGTCACCAGAACGCCCCCCTCCACGGCGTGCTCGTCCTGTGTTTCGTTGGCTTCGAATCCGTTGAGTTGCACGACGCGCAGGCAATCGGCTGGCAGGGTGTAGGCGTAGCTCCATCCCGACGTTGGGGCGGTCGTGGCGGTAAGCGTGGCCCGCTTCATGGCAAAGTTCCACAGATGACTTAAAAGGACTTCGTCCCGCGTGGAACTGTAGAGCCGGTCGGCCAGTTGCGCTTGGACGGAGACGTCGGAGAGCGAGTTGATCGGGCTGACCCCCAGCAGGCACAGTGCGTTGTTGGCGATTTCGGCGTCGGTGATTGTCGCGGGCTTGGTTCGGTTTGTCCGCTTGCGCTGCTCTCCGATTTGCGGCGAGGCCGCGGACTTTTCGTAGCTGGTGATCAGCGTGGACAAGAGAGAGGAAGAGGCATTGGGAACCAGCGGAGCGACCATCTTGCTGGCCAGCTTGAAGACAAGGGCTTCGACAAAGACCGGCGTGTAAAGCGTGGTGTCGGTCGTTTTGGCCACATAGCACACTTCCATCGTGGTCGCATCGGTCAGCAGCTTGTTTCCTTCGACCGAATACTTGTGCTGCACGGTGTCCACCTCCTCCTTGTTGATCTGGACAAGGCGCAAATTGTCGGCGGGCAGCGTGAACGAGGAAGCCCATTCGCTTCCCGCGGCATTGGCGGTGCGGGTCAGCGTGGCGCGTTTCAGAGCAAAGGGCCAGTTGCGCTCGGCAAGGACGGCATCCCGTGTCTGCTCAAACAGCCGGTCGGCCATTTGGGCCTGCACGCTTTCGTCGGTCAAAGCAGAAATAGGACTGACTCCAAGCAGCGCCAGCGCGCTGTTGACGATCTCGGTCGCGTTGAGCGTGGCTTCTTTGGCTCTGCGCGAACGCTCCGTCTGCTCTCCCACTTCGGGGATGGACAAGGTTTTCTCGTAGAGCGACAAAAACTCGACGGCCATTTTCATCGAGCCGGTCAAGGGGCCGCACAGCTTGCTGGCCAGCTTGATCGACATGGCCTCGACAAAGAGAGGGGAATACATGGTGACCGTGGTCACGCGGGCAACGTAAACGATGAACATCGTCGTTTCGTCGCTTTGGATCGCGCTGGCTTCGATGGCGTATTTGTGCCGAATCGTGCTGATCTCGTCGTTGTTGATCTGCACCAGCCGCAAATAATCGGCGGGCAAAGTGAAGCGCCCCGACCACTCGCTTCCGGCTGAGTTGGCGACCCGCGTCAAGGTACTGCGCTGCAAAGCGAACGGCCACTGGCGAGCGGCAAGAACTTCGTCAAGGGTCTGGCTGTAGAAACGGTTGGCGAACTGGGCCTGCTTTGTTCCGTCGGTCAAAGACACAATCGGGCTGACTCCCAAGCGGGCCAAGGCATCGTTGACGATTTCGACGGAAGTGGAAGCCATAAAAAAGTGAAGGGTGGCAGACTATTGAAGCCGGTCTGCCAGCGGCTGTGAGTGCCTTACGGCATGCGGAACGCGAGGAGGAAGCTGATCTTCTTCCCTGCGGTGACCGCGTTGGTGCGGGCGAACGCCGCCGTCACCGTGCGGGTGTCGGCGGTGATGGCGTAGCGCGGGAGGACGCTGGTCGCCACGGCGGCAGTGACTGCCGCGGAGCCTGCGGTCGAACTGTTCAGCGAGATGGACGTCGCGCTGTAACGGTCGGCGTCGGAAGCATCCCCAATCGTGGAGATGGCAACCGCGGAACCGCCCAAGGACGCCTCGTTGGAGACGCGCCAGAGTTCGGGCAGCGGGATCGCGCCGACGGGCAGAACAGCAATGTTGATGCTGTCGCCGGTCGCCGCTTCCGTGCCGGTGCATGTGTAGGTCGCTTGCGCGTAAACGACGTTGCCTTTGACAAGGTCGCCGTCCACGCGGTTGCGGACGTTAAGCTCCAGATTTTCGGGAGCGAGGTCGGTGTAGAACGTAGCCATGTTAGGTTTCTCCTATGGTTGGTTGTTGCGGTTTAGAGAACCTCGTCGGCGGCGACTTCCACGACTTTCTTCTCTTCCATGCGGGTCGCGCCAAGGCTCGCCACGGTGCGGATTTGCAGCGCGTGCGACTTGTCGGCGCGGATGTCCACATGCACCTTGCGACCGGCATCGGCCAATTTGAGGCCGCTGCGGACGTAGGCGAAGCAAGTGCGGACGCCGGTTCCGGCGTTGTAGGGCAGCAAGGACGACGCCACGCGGCGGAACTTGAAGCCCATGAAGGTGTCGAGTTGGCCCTGCACCAGCGCCTTCACGCTGTTGTAGTCGGCACTCGTCACTTCGGTCGTGCGGAGCAAATCTTGGATTTGCTTGGCGCTGACCACGATGATGCGCGGATCGCTGTCGTCCACTTCCGCCTCGTTGAGGAGGTAAGCGGCTTGGCGAAGTTTCGCAATGGTGAGGCCGCTGTTGGCGGTGCTGCCGGTTTCGACGTAATCGACGGCGACCTTCTGCCCAGCGGGCAAAGCGGTCGCGGTGACGCCGGTTTCGCCCGTGTAGGCAGAACCCAGCGCCGCGTCGATGATGACTTTGTCGCAAGTCCGCATGTAAGCCATCGCGTGATTGCTGACGGTTTCGGACTGCGGGAGGCTGACCTCGCCCAGATACTCGGCATCCCACTCGTCGAAGAGGGTGGCGTGCTCGTAGGGATACGGACGGAGCCAGCGTTTGGCCAAGGCCACATCGCTGATGTTGGTGTCGGCGGCGCGGGCGGTGATTTTGGTCATCTCGACCGCGGCCATTTGGTTGAACGTTTTTTCTTTGCCGCGAACGGACTCCACGCTCACGAACTCACGCAACTTGGAAACCTTCTGCTGGAGGAGGTGTTCCCAGTTGGAGGTGAACTCGGTCGTGAAATACTGCGGGATTTGTGCAATAGCAGACATAGTTGTTTCTCCTTTGGTTTTGACTAAACCGGCACAATGCCGATCTCGTCGGGTTGTTTGTTTGTGGTGTCCTCGGCGCTACCGATTGTCCGCGGCGTGCGGGTCGTCGGCCTTGGGCTGTGCGCGTTGGACAGGCTCCACAAGGAGTTGTCTGCCTAACTGTTTGCGAGAATTGCGCTGCGCCGGAATTGGCGCAAGGGTTTAGTCAAAAAAGTTCGCGGCGCTTTCTTTAACAAGACCGGCGCTTATTTAAGCAACGTGTCGATGCCTTAAACATGTTGTCCGCAACGTGTACAAAAACCTGTTATTTTTAGACAGGTTGTCGCAGTTCCCGAACGGGTATAGCGGAAAAGTGGATACAGAGACGGAGGAAAATCTGCGCCCCGATGGGGTATGCTGTCGGGAATCTTGAGTAGGGGGCGGTGGCGGGATTTGCACCCGCTGTGACACATATTTTGCTGTTATTTTGTGTCAGACCACTGTCTGGCTGCGTGTCCTGCTCCACGCCGCACCGCCAAATTGTTTAGATTAGTTGTCGCAGATAAAGCGTAGGTCGATCTACGGCTGGCCGTTCAAACAAATCCACAGGAACCCGAAGTTGGCAAAGGCGTATCCGGCAAACGCGATGGCCAGCCCCGCGTTGCCCTCGCGCCAGAATCCCGCCGCCGTCACAAGGTAGCAGAGCGTGCAGATGAGCAACGGAACGAAGGTCACGAAATGACTCCGTCGTTGTGGCGGGCTAACCAGCCGCATACTTCGCTGACCAGACGCCCGATCTCGTCCACGCACTCCTCGTCGAGATCGAAGAGGCGGGCATGGATCAGTTCATGGCAGGCCAGTTCGATCCCGCGGTGGCTGATCGCGTTGGGGTGAATGTAGATCGTCCGGTCGTCCTTGACGCACAGCCCGTCGTAGACCTCGCGGGCCGGTGGGCGCTGGATTTTGACCCGCCACGGCTTGCCATCGATGGAGATGCGCTTGGTGGGGATGCGGCGGCTCATTTGAGTCGGTAGTGGGGAACTGGGCGCACGTTGGTGAGCAGTTTGATGCGAAAGTTTTTGCGCTCGGCTTTTCCTTCGGACACAAGGTGGCGCATCTTGGTTTGCAAAGTTGGCACCGCGGTTTTGGTTTTCTTGGATAGTTGCAGTATGGTAAACCAACCCTCCGGCACAGGCTCTGTGAGCGGCATGACCGCGGCCAGCGCCGCGGCCCACGCCGAAGCGGTCAAGTCCTCGGCGGTGATTTTCTTTTTCATAAGTCAACAACGTCCGGTGCGGGCGGGTTGAAGTGCAAGTTGTGGACGTTGGGCAGTGCGCCTTCCGGCTGGTTGCGCCAGTCCAGAACGATCATGCTGGGACGCGGAATGGCGTCGGGCACGACCTTGTGGGCGTGACGGGTCAAGAACTGCCAGCCGCCGCAAATGGCCAGCAGGGAGGCTCCATCGCTGAACCATCCGCCGCAATGCCGGTGGGCGCGCAGGAAAACCTTGGCCGGTTCGTGACCGGCGCGCAGCGAGTTAAGGCGGGCGTTGCCCATCGCGATACTCATGGCGGTGGCCTCAAGATAAGCGCGACTGGTCACGCCAATGTGGTGGGTCGCATCAATGAGCGTGCCATGCATGCGGAACAGCCACTTCTCGCGGGCCACGCCGTCCTTGGCCCCGATCAGCTTGGCCAAGTAGCTTTCGATCTCATGCGTGTGGCACTCGGTTCCTTTGACCACCAGCGTCTGGGCGGCGGCTTGGGACATGGGTCGCAGCGCCTCCGCGGCCATCTTGCAGTGCAGTTCGATGAGCGAGGCGACAACCTCCGGCGATTTGTGGTGAATACCCTCGGTGGCATCGCCGTTGACCAACAGGCAGAACGGATCGTTGCCCACGATCTCCGAAACTTGGGCCTGTGCTTCCTGCCATTTGTCCCAGAGCCACGCTTGGTGGACGTTCTTGCCGAAGCCAATCGTGTTGCCGTTGATGCTTTCGCTATCCGGCGGCATTAACCCTACGCTTGACCCGCAATGCAGATCGCTGACGACGACCAGCAACTGCGGGCGTGGTGGTTGGTTCATGGAGATTAGGCGCTGGTCAGCATCCGGCGCACTTGGTCAACCACCTCGGCGTCACCTTCTTGGTAACGGGCGTAGAGCGGGTTGGCTTGGTTGGTCATGATGTCCCGCGCCCGCGCACGGGTGCTGGTCACGCCGGTCTGGTCACCGGCCACCAGCTTGTCGTCGGAAAGTTTCTCCGCGAGATTGACGATGGCTTTGACCACTTGGGGATCGACGAAGCCTTGGCTGGTCGGATCGACTCCGGCGGTCACCGCGGCGCGGCGGGCCAGTTCGATCTTCTCCGGCATCTTGTCGCCCCACACCTTTTGCAGTTCGCTGCGACCGGCTTCCAGTTGCGCTTCGATCATGCCCGCGGCGGCTTGGTTCATCAGCGCGGCCCGCTCCATGTCGAACTTCATGAACTCCTGCATGGCGGCGGCAGGGACGTTGTGCTTGTGGGCCAGTTCCGCGGCCTTCTTGGCCACGTTGTCGTCCCATGTGATGCCCTCCGGCAGTTGCTCCGGCTTGAGGTTGTAGCCTTCGGGCGATTCGGGAACGCCGATGGCCTTGCGGTAGGCAGCAACCTCTTCCGGCGTGGACTTCTCGCTGGGAGGGACAATAGCGTTGGCCTTCTTGCCCAACAGTTGCTCCAGCCCTTGGTAGGACTTGGAAAGGCTTTCGACGTCAGCCTTGTCGTTGCGCCAAAATTTTTCCGGCAACCATTCCGGCTTTTCGGTTACTTGGGCCGCTGGCGCGTCGGTAACGCTGGCGGGCGCACTGGAAAGGAGTGTCCCTTCGGTCGTGGTGTTGAGGTTAGCAGCGGGTGCGGTGGACGCGGGAACAGCGGCGCTGTCCGCACTGACGCTGGTGGCGGTGGTGGTGCTTGCATCGGTCATGGTCGTGTTGGTTGGTTGGTGTTTTGACTAAACCTCCACTAGCGGAGGACTTCGGTGGTTGGGCGCTCGACATCGGCGTCACCGACGACGGGCGTGGAAAGTTTGTGTTCGATGAAAAGGATGACTTCGCGCTGGCCGTCGCGCAGAGCCGCGGCCACGGGGTCGTAGGCGTGTCCAAGGCTGCGCTCAAAGGCGGGCCGGTTCATGCGGAAGTAGGCTTTGAGGTTTTCCAAGACGACTTGTCCGTCTTCGTTTTCAAAACAGCGGTGGTAGGCGTTGTTGATGCGCTGGAGCGATTTGCTGCGCTCCACTTCTTTGTCCGGTGTCATGCGGTTGCTTGGTTCATCAGGCGGCCAAGGGCGCTGTCCTGCTTGACGCTACCGGCCTTGCCCGCGGCCTCGGCCATTGTGAGCATTGACTGCTGCTGCTGCATTTGGGCCTGCGCTTCGGCGCGGGCGGTACGGGCCTCTTCCACCTCGTCGGCTTCGGCCAGCCAGTCGGCGGGAAGTCCGTCGTTGCGGGCCGTCTCGCGGGCAATGGTGTCCCACTTGAAGTTGTCGAGCACTTCGGGTCGCACTTGCGCGATGATCGCGTTGCGCTCCATTGTCCTTGCCAAGGAAAGGTTCTGCATGGCGCGGATGGCCAAGGCCACTTTGCTGACGTAGCTGACTTCCGGCTCCGGTATGATCGGCTGGCCCAGCGCGTCCATGAGGATGGCCTCTCTCGGCGGCGGCAGGAACTGCCCCCCGCGAATGAGAATTCCGAAGACGCCGCGCAGCATGGGAGTGAGCAGTTCGGTCGTCTTGCGGGTGAACGAGGGAGAAAACTGCACCAGCTTCTCCGATGCGCGTTCGGCCACCTCGGTCGCGGTCATGGCGGGGCGGTCGAGCGAGGCGAACATGCGGAACATGTCCACATGCATGGCCGTGTTGATCGCGGCGGTCTTGCGGCTCTCACGATCCAGACCGATCTGGTAATCGCCCGCGGTGGCCCACTCCTGCGGGACGGCGTTGGGCATGGTCGGGTCGAAATAGGTGACGCCCCCAGAGCGCAAGTCTACTTCCCCTTCGTGCGTAGCGGGCATGAGGAGTCGCGGGAAAGCCTTGATCTCTGCGAGGGCGTCAAGCTGTTTGGAAAGAAAATTGAGTTGGCGCGCTTCGGGCAAGGCCATCCACGCGGGCGACACTCCGTAAACGCCCTGCTGGGACTTGACATGGCGACCGGCAAAGAAAGGCTTCTCGTCGTAGCCGCTGTTGCGGCAGACATGCTTGTTGGTCTGATCGACGTAGACACTGGCCCACGGTTTGTTCTCGCCGTCCTCCTTGCCGCGTTCGCGGTCTTTTTCGTCACGCTTGTAAACAGCGTGGATAAACTTGTGTTTGACCGTGCCGCCCTTGCCGGTGCGCCGGATGTCGGCCAGACGCTTTTGCATGGCGTCGGCAAGGTTCTTCTCGCCAAACTTCTCGGCGGCTTGCAGGACGGTCAGTTCCAGTTCGCGGAAGACGGTGTTGATCAGCCCCTCGTCGTCTTCGGCCAGCGAATAGGTGCCGATGTCGAACTTGGTGAAAACCAGCGGGTGGCTGATCCCCTTCTCGACAAACATGCAGTAGGTGCCAAAGACGCTGTCGTCGTAGTAGAGTTCGTGGATTTCGGTGTAGAGGTTCGATGTGGCCAAAAGCAACTGGGTGGCCTCGGAGCAGCGGGAATACCACTGCTTGGCCTTGTCGCTTTCCACGCCCTTGGGCGGCTCGTAGGCAAACCACCGACTGTCGGCAGGCGTGATGTAGGCCAGTTGCCCGTTGGCCAAGGTGGACGCGGCCTGCACGGCAGAGGTGTCAAAGAGCACATCGCTGCGCGAGGTGTCCGGCACGCTGCGCTTGGCACTGATCTCGGCCTTGCGCGGAAGGAAATATTCGGCCAGTTCCTGCCAGTGCGTGTCCCAAGGCGCACGCTCGGCGGCAAGGTCTTGGTTTCGCGCCAAGACCCAGTCGGCTAGTTGCACGTTGTCTTTCACAGCATCGGGTCTTGCAAAACGATGATCAGCAGCGTGACGCAGGCCAGACAGGCTCCAAAAAGGAAGAGGTCATCCGTCGTCATGCTTTGACTAAACCTAGCCAAGAAGACTGTTGGCTCCCGTCGCCGGATTGGCATAGCCGCCGGTTTCCCCCGCAAGGATGGACTTGCGGTAGCCGTTGCGCTTGGCCGCTTCTTGGCGCTGCATTTCAGCGGCGTCGTTGGCGCTCATGTTCTGGATTTCGGGCGGCGGGGGCGGCGGCGGGGGCGGCTTGGGCAGCGCGGGCATTTCGGGCATCTGCATGGGCGGTGCCTTGGGAGGCTTGCCCCCTCCACCGAAATGGCAGCGGCACGTTTGGTCAATCTTGGACGAGTGATAGTTTCGCATATTTTTGAATGAGTTTGTCGGTCGAAAAGAAAGTCAGCGGATGCCCGCTTCTCTCCCATGCGACGAGAGGAAGATAATACGGGATGTGGCGCAATAGTTTTTTGACTAAACCCTGCAAGCCAAGATCGTCGGCCAAGGCGAAGGCGTAGATATACCACGCATCCCAGTCCTTGCGCTGAAACCCGCACCAGACGTCGTTGATCATTTCCTGCGGGGCCGCGCTGCACACCGGACGCGCCATCATCACATACTGCGGCGTGCTGAAGAAATAGCCATGCGTGAGGTGGGCCAGCATGTCCTCTTCAAACGTCCGCGGGGAATTCGCGGTGTAGAGCATCTTGCATTTTTGGATCGGCGTCATCGGCGCACGATGGTTCTCCGCGTGAAATC